GTGTGGAGATTAGTTATGGTGATTACATTGGTTACCCTGAATCTGAAGAGAGAATTAGATACTATACTGTTACAAACAATGGTAAAGTTACTTCAGATAATAAACACAACATGTTTGGTTATAAACCATTTTATAGAACAATAACTTGTGCACCGGCACAGGAATCAGAATTTCGTGGAATTTAATTATGGGATTACCTAAAAGAAAAAATAACATTAAAGTGTATGGTGTGAACACAGGTTCAAATGCCGGTGATATCATTGGTAGAAGAAAAGAACTGTTGGAAAATATTACAAAATCCGACACCTTTTTACCTGATTCTATTTTACACGATGACCTTGATTTAGGTATGCTTGATTTTGTGAAATCAAACTTTAAAGTTATTTCGGACAGTGTACAAATTCCAATTGTTCCAAAAATATTGACCGTTCAAAGATGGGGTGAGTTCACAAATAATTGGTCTTTTTCAGATGAAGACGGAAATATTAAATTACCATTTATTGCTGTGGTTAGAAAACCTGACGTTCAACTTGGTACCAATCCGGCGATTCAGAGAACGATTCCCGATAGAAGACAATTCTTTTATGCAACTGTCCCAACATGGGACGGTAACCAAATGGGTGCCGATGTTTATAAAATACCACAACCAATTGCCGTTGATATTGGGTTTGATGTAACTATTGTTTGTACAAAATTTAGGGACATTAATAAATTCAACAAAATAGTTTTAGAACATTTTTCTTCACGTCAAGCATATACTACAGTAAAAGGACATTATATTCCAATTGTTTTAGATAGAATTGAAGATAATACCCCAATGGATACTTTAGACGGTAGAAGATTCTATGTTCAAAATTATTCATTCACAATGTTAGGTTTCCTAATTGATGATGAGGAGTTTGAAGTAAAACCTGCAGTGAATAGAACTTTACTAATGACAGAGGTTGATACATCAACACACAAACAAAGTAATCCGGTTATTGATTTAACAATAGACTGTAATTACAGTGGTGGTTCGATTGTTGCGGAATATATCGTTACCGCAAATAGACCTGTAGATAAAACAATACAGATTTCGTTTACTGATGTTTTAAATGTGGTTTCGGGTTCTACGGTTGAAATCCCTGTGATAGTTTTTATTGACCCTAAGAAAACTTCAGGTACAATAACTCACGTTATTAATGATGACTATAGTAGGTTAAATCAAGAAAGTAATTTAACCCATTTAAAAATTGATGGTATTGGTAAGAGTAAGTACGATTATAATTACATAATCAATTCTACATTTAATTAATCTCCGTAGATGTCTTTTTTCTCTTTACAAGTTTCCTCTATCCATTTCTGAACAAGTTTGTAAATTTTCAAACCATTTTTGTCACAATGTTCTTTTAACATTTTGTGATGCTTTTCACTTACCTTAATGTTTTTTAGGGTGTTCTCCATGATAAAGATAAATATTGATACGAAAAGATAAATTAGTATCATTAATGATATTTTTTCAAAAAATCAAGGAAATCTTTGCTAAAAACAAAGATATTTATTGATAAAGAAATAAAATTAAACAACCAAACAATTAAAAAATGGCAAATTCAAATAGAGTTTTTGTATCTCCTGGTGTCTACACATCAGAAAAAGATTTAACATTCGTAGCACAAAGTGTTGGGGTGAGTACATTGGGATTGGTAGGTGAAACCCTAAAGGGTCCTGCTTTTGAACCAATATTAATAAGTAGTTTTGACGAATTCAGGTCTTATTTTGGGACAACGTCACCAGCAAAAGATGGTAACAACAATCCAAAATATGAATTACCTTATGTCGCTAAAGCTTACCTTCAAGAATCAAATCAACTTTTTGTTACAAGAATTTTAGGTCTAACAGGATACAAACCAAACAAAACATTCGCAGTTAAAACAATCGGAGGTGTTGAACTTGGTTCATACAGTGGTTCAACTAATGGTAATACAGTTCCATCTACAACAGGTGTAACAGGTAGTACTTTTTATACTGTATTATCTGGTCTAACAGCATATGACGGAACTACATTACCTAATTATATCGTTTCAAATTACAGTGGTAACACGTCAAGTAATAACGGACAATGGTTTGTTATTGGTTTGGTTCCCGAATCATCTACATCGGGTTTAACTGCAAACTTAGAAGTTACTTCACCTTTAACAGGTTTAGATAACGCAACAAACAACAATACAAAAGAATGGTACAATGTGGTTGTTAATAACTCACTTACAGAAGTATATTCTTACTTATTCGTATACAATAGTGGTACAAGTAGATTTGACGTGACTCAATACACATATAACGCAACTCAATACTCTGATTATAACAACCAAGTTGTTTTAGCGTTCAGGTCAAGAGGTTCATATGTTAGTGAAACGTTAACATATGAAGTTACCGGTAACACACAATTTGAAATTACAGGTTCAGGTTTAGCAACTAATCCATTATCTGAGTTTACTGTTAATGTAACAGGAGCAACAAGTGGAGCAAAAACTTTTACATGTAGTTTAGATAGTTCGTCTTCAAAATATGTAACTAAAGTATTTGGTACCGATGTTTTTGATAAATCAAAATCTGATTGTCCAATTTACGTTTACGAATCATATCCAAACTATTTGGCTGAAGCCTTCAAACAAGGTTACATTAAAGGTTTAAGTTTAATTGAAGTTTACAACAGTGAAGGTAATTCATTCTTGAATCAATGGGACACTCCTATGACACCTACAGTCGTTTCTGAAGTAAGAGGTGGTGACGTTGCAGATTTATTTGATGTTATCACAATTTCAGACGGTGAAATGGCAAACTATGAAGTTAAAGTTTCAATCATCAATATTGACGTTGACACTAAAGAATTTGATTTAATTGTTCGTGACTTTAACGATACAGATGATAACATAGTAGTTCTTGAGAAATTTACAAGATGTTCTATGAATCCTGATGTACCGGGTTACGTGGCTAAAAAAGTCGGTACTTCTGATGGTGAATATGAATTACGTTCAAGATATATCATGTTAAGTATGACTGATAATCACCCAACCGATGCATATCCTGCCGGTTTCAAAGGTTTTACAACACACGCAACTTTTGGTTCATCAAATGAATTAGGTTCAGTTATGTATAAAACTTTATTCTACACTGCGGGTGACACTACAGGTTATGATGTTGATGGTACACCAATCCTATCTACAGGAGATAAAGTAAGAAAAACTTACTTTGGTTTAGCAACACCAACAGGTAGATTTACATACGATAACGATTTATTCAAATATAAAGGTTCTGCAGCCGCGGGTTCAACTAAAGGTTTCCACCTTTCAACTAACGCATCTACAATCACAGGTACAACATTCCAAACTACTCCTTATGATTTAGAAGGTCAAACAGGTGTAGACAATGTTTTAACAAACATTAACTACCGTAAATTTACTTTCGCAGCATGTGGAGGTTTTGATGGTTGGGATATCTACAGAAATGTTAGAACTTATGGAGATGCTTACGTTTTCGGTAAGAAAACATATGTAAGTGGTAACACTAATAACGGAGGTGTATTTAACACAACTGTCGGAAATAGTGACTACTACGCTTATATTCAAGGTATTGATACCTTCGGAAACCCTGAAGCGGTTGATATCAATATTTTCGCAACACCGGGTATTAACTTCTACGACCACAGTTCATTAACCGCATATGCGATTGATATGACTGAAAATGATAGAGCGGATTCATTATATGTAATTGCATCACCAAACTATGGTACTGCACAAGAGGTAATTGACGCTTTAGATGGTGTGGCAATTGACAGTAACTACTCAGCAACTTATTGGCCTTGGATTCAAATTAGAGACGTGGATAACGCAACTCAATTATATGTTCCACCAACAGGTGAAGTTGTTAGAAATATTGCTTTAACTGACAATGTGTCATTCCCTTGGTTCGCGGTAGCTGGTTACTCAAGAGGTTTGGTTAAATCAATCAAAGCATTTAAAAAATTAACTCTTGATGAAAGAGATGATTTATACAAAGCGAGAATTAACCCAATTGCAACCTTCTCTGATACCGGTACCATTATTTGGGGTAATAAAACCCTTCAAGTTAGAGAGTCTGCACTTGAT